CTGCCTGGCGCTGGTGTCGGGCTGCTCAATGCTGCGGCCCTCAACGACACTTCCCAGCTACCAGCAGAACCTGATGGCGACGTGCCCGAAGACGCTGCCGACCCTCAGTGACGGGGAGGCCGGTACCGTGCTGACCACCATGAAGCAGTGGGCGAGCCAGTACCACGACTGCGCAACCCGCCATAACGGACTTGTCGATGCGATCCGGGCGGCTGAGTAAATACGCACAGGACACGGCCCATGCAGCCGTCCTGGCAATAATCATCATTCTTTTTTGTTGGCTTGGTCTGGCCTACGTGGCCCGGCAGTGTTGGAGAAGTTTCCGGGATGACACATGAGGCAAACAGCGAAATGGACAGTATCCCTCTCAGGGTGAATGAGCTGGAGCGCGGCCAGAGCCTGCATGACCACCGCCTGAAGCAGCTTGAAGTGGAGAAGCTGCCGCATCGGGTCGGAACCTTGGAGGGTAGCGTGGCGCACCTTCTCGACGTAGCTCAGGACGCCAAGGCCACCCGGGACGCGGTAACCAGCCTCACATCGTATGTGAAGGGCATGGCCAAGGTGCTGACCGTCCTGTTTGCCGTCCTCACCTTGGTGATAGCTGCTGTGGGGCTGGTGCCCAAATTTGACGCCGTTGTGGTGGAGAAGACACCCCAGTCGGCAACAGTGAAAAAGTAATCGGGCGGTGAACGAAGTGAGCCGGCGGGGACGGTATGGAGGAATCAGCGGTGCTGAATCCAAAACTGAACGGCAAGCAGAAGGCTTTTGTTGAAGAGTATCTGGTGGACCTTAACGCCACTCAGGCAGCAATACGCGCCGGCTACAGCAAAAAAACAGCCGCAGCCATGGGCGCCGAGAACCTTAGAAAACCTCAGATTGCGCAAGCTATTGCAAAGGCCAAGAAATCCCGTTCAGAGCGCACGCAAGTGGATGCAGATTGGCTGCTCAAACGTTTGGCAGACGAGGCAGAGGCGGACTTGGCTGATCTGTATAACGATGAGGGCGGATTAAAGCCCATACACCAGTGGCCGAAGATTTGGCGCCAGGGGCTGGTGGCCGGAGTTGAGGTAGAGCAGCGCTGGACTTACATCGATGGAGAGAAAGAGCCGGATGGCGTTGTGGTGAAGGTGAAGCTTTCAGACCGCACAAAGCGCCTGGAGCTGATCGGCAAGCACATTGATGTTCAGGCCTTCAAAGACCAAATTCAGATGCCTGCCCAGGGTGTCACGGTTGTGGTAAATCGCCCCGGTGGAAATTAACCCAACGGTCCCACAGGACCAGTTCATATTCAGCGAGGCGCAGTATCCGGCGATTGTGGCCGGGTTTGGTGCTGGCAAGACGGAAGCGCTGATTGTTCGCTCCCTGCTGGGGAAGCTGGCCTATCCGAATAACGACCGGGCTTTCTACGAGCCCACCTATGACCTGATTCGGATGATCGCCTGGCCCAGGTTCGAGGAAATGCTTTCCGGTCTTGGCGTTCCGTACCGGCTGACGAAGCACCCGCATAACGTGCTGGACATTGAAGGTCATGGCCGAATCATCTTTCGGAGCATGGACACCCCCCAGCGGATTATCGGCTTTGAGGTCGGTGATTCGGATGTGGACGAGCTGGACACCCTGAAACGGGATGATGCAGCCGAGGTGTGGCGCCGGATCCTGTCACGGAATCGGCAGAAGAAGCTGGACGGATCGAAGAACACCGTAGGTGTGGCAACCACACCTGAAGGATTCCGGTTCGTCTACGAGACATGGGAAGAGCAGAAGCCGCCCGGGTACGAAATCATCAGGGCGCCCAGCTACAGCAACCCGCATTTGCCTGAAGGCTACATAGATAGCCTGCGGGACATTTACCCAAGCAACCTGCTGGACGCCTACATTGAGGGCCTGTTCGTCAACCTGACGAGCGGCACGGTCTACATCCAGTATGACCGGCACAAGTGCAACACGCACGAGACAGAGCAGCCAGGCGAACCGCTGTTCGTTGGTATGGACTTCAACGTGGGCAACATGGCTGCCGTTATCCATGTGAAGCGGGAAGGGAAGCCGGTTGCGGTGGCTGAGATCACCAAGGCCTACGACACGCCAGACATGGCCCGCTTGCTGCAGCAGCGCTACCCAGGCCATGCCATCCACGTCTATCCGGATGCGTCCGGTGATAGCAGAAAGAGCGTTAACGCCAGCAAGACCGACATAGCCATTCTGCGTGATGCCGGTTTCAGCGTGCACGCGCCGAAGAAGAACCCGCCGGTGAAGGACCGCATTAACGCGATGAACGCGGCCTTTGAGACCGGTTACAAGATCAACGTGGACCGCTGCCCATCGTATGTAAAGTGTCTGGAGCAGCAGGCATACGACAAGAACGGCGAACCGGACAAAACGCAGGGGCTTGACCATCTGCCGGATGGTGGCGGTTATTTCATCCACTACGAATACCCAGTGATTAAGCCGGCCAGCATCGGCCCCATCAAGTTCCAGTGAGGAATCATGCCCGTAAACGCACAACATAAAGCCTACGCCGCGCATCAGAAGAAAGCGCGACGGGTGCGCGATGCGGTTGCGGGCTCTGATGCGATCAAGGCGCGTGGCACGGAGTATTTGCCAAATCCGGACAAAGACGATCCGGACCGCTACAGGGACTACAAGGGCCGGGCTCAGTGGCTTGGCGTTACCTCGCGCACACATGACGGCATGCTGGGCGCGGTATTCCGCAAGGCCCCGACCGTTGAGCTGCCGACAGTCATTCAGTACATGCTTGATGACGCGGACGGTTCCGGCATGAGCCTGGCCCAGTTCGCCCGCCGCTCCACCAGCGACACCATGCAGGATGGGCGTCACGGCGTGCTCGTGGATTACCCAGAGGCGGAAGACGGACTGACCCGGGAACAGACCCAGGGCCTACGGGCAACGCTTCGCCATTACGTCGATGAGAGCATCGTCAACTGGCGCCGTGTTGGTGAAGACCTGGCACTGGTGGTGTTGTCCGAGACCTACGAAGAAGAGATTGACGAATTCACCGTTGAGAGCAAGCAGCAATACCGCGTTCTCTCTCTGGATGCGACCGGTTACCGGCAGCGCGTTTTCCGTGGTGATGAGGTGGTGGCGGATACCTACCCGCGCATGGCCAACGGTGGCGCGTGGCCCTTTATCCCGTTCCAGTTCCTGGGCACCGTCAATAACGACGAGAACCCGGATAAGCCGTTGCTGCTGGATATTGCCGACCTAAACATCGGCCACTATCGCAACAGCGCGGATCTGGAGGAAAGCGCGTTCACAGTCGGCCAGCCAATGCCGCATGTGGATATTGGCGAGACCACCAGTACGCAGGACTGGAAAGAGCTGAACCCCAATGGCCTGCGGTGGGGTTCTCGGGCTGGCGTCCAGACTCGCGGCGGCAAGTTGGAGTTGGTACAGGCTGAGCCCAACGCGCTGCCCGGCGAGCTGATGACGAAGAAAGAGGCGCAGATGCTGGCCATCGGTGCGCGCCTCATTGAGCAGAGCGGACAGAATGAGACAGCAGAAGCTGTGCGGGCTCGCTCTGGTGCCGAGAATGCCAACCTGTCCAGTCTGGCACACAACGTCAGCGACGGCCTGGAAAACTGCCTTGAGTGGGCGGCCATGTTCATGTCCACGGCGGACCTGCACGAGCAAATCATCTTCAAGCTGAACCAAGAGTTCTACGAGCAGGATGCTGACCCGCAGATGGTCACCGCCCGCATTATGGAGTTGGACCGGGGCCTGATCGCCAAGAAGGACTACCGCGACTGGCGCCGCAAGACCGGCGGGATCGCGCCTGACCGCACCGATGAAGAAATTGACGACGAGGTGCAGGCCGGCGGCACTGTGCTATGACCTCCCACGGCATCATTGAGGCGCTGGTCAGGCACCAGATATTCATCCAGCGCTACGGCGGGTCTGCGGTAAAGCGGGCTCTGCCAATTCTGCGCCAGCTTGCCCGCGATCTTCGGGACCGCATCGAGGGCGGCAGGCTGACAGAGTTTCAGGCAGGCCGTGCGGCTGGCATGAAAAGCGATATTCGCACCCTGATTGCGACAGCCACGGCGGACATTCAAGGCCTGCTGGAGATTGACGAGTTCGCCCAGCATGAGGTGGATTTCGCCAACAAGGTGCTTGGTGCTGCTGTCGCGGTGGACCTGGCCCCGACCATCAGCCCGGATCAACTCCGGGCAGTAACCACTCGCAGCCTGATGACCCTGGTGTCGGGCGACAACATCAAACGGCTCACGCTTCGGCAGGCCTTTGATGAATTCGCACAGGGTGTGGGCCGCGATGCGCTGAGAGTGGTGCAGGCGGGCATTCTGGAAGGCAAGACCCAGCAGCAGATGGCGCGCGGCGTCTCTGAGCTGGTCACCACCAGAAGCCGGCAGCAGGCAGAGAGCCTTGTCAGGACAGCCACCAACCACATCGGCAGCATTGCTCGGAACACGGTTTATCAGGCCAACGCCGATATTCTGGAGGGTGAGCGCTGGATAAGCACCCTGGATGGGCGCACTACGCTGATCTGCGCCGGCCGGGATCGTGAGGTTTACCCGCTGGGTCGGGGTCCAAGGCCGCCGGCCCACTTTGGCTGCCGCTCAATCATGGTGCCGGTGGTCAAAGAGCAATACCGCATCCAGGCGCTGGGCGAACGGGCCAGCAAGTTTGGCCCGGTGGACAATCGCACCACTTACGGCGGCTGGCTCCGGCAGCAAAGCAAAGAATTTCAGGATGACGTGCTGGGCCCGAAACGGGCCGCACTGTTCCGCTCCGGCAAAGTGAGCATTGAGCGCTTCACCGATGACCTGGGGCGTACATTGACGCTGGACGAGCTGAGAGCCCGAGAGGGTTTGGCGCTCGCCGCATAACACAACCCGCTTCGGCGGGTTTTTTAATGTCCGCTTGGCAGGTGCCGAGCACCAAGCAGCAGGTAGCTGCAAAGCATCAACTCAGGAGACGATGATGCCATTCGAGGTCGAGAAAGACGGCAAAACCATCAAGGTCTACACCGAGAAAGAGCTGCAAGACGCGGTGGCTGATGAGGTGACGGCCCTAAAGGTGACCAACCAGAACCTGAAGGACGAAAAAAAGGAGCTGGCTGACAAGCTGAAGGCCGTAGATGACGAGAAACGCAAGGCCGAGGAGGAAAAGGCCAAGCGTGATGGTGACTACGAGAAGCTGGAACGGCTGATGGAAGAGCGCCTGGAAAGTGAGCGCCTGGAAAGCCAGAAGCTAATCAAGCAGATTCGTGGCGAAAAAGTCGGCAACGCCGTTAACGATCTGGTCACTAAGCTCGGCGCAGGCGGACAGAAGAACGAGGACTTGCGCGACCTGCTCAAGACCCGGTTTGAATTCGATTATGACAACGAGGCCGGCAAGGTGACTGTCGCAGGTGACGGCATCAGCTCGCTGGAGCAGTTGGAAAAGGCCATCACGGAAAGCGGTCGCTATGACGCATACCTTGCTGGCTCTCAGGCGTCAGGTGGGGGCTCCCCTGGCAGCCGAGGCGGGGGCGCCGCCGAAAAATTCTCGGAAATGACCGAGAAACAACGAGTGGAGCTGTATCGCGACAACCCAGAGGAATACCGCCGGTTGCGTGATGCCGAGAAAACCGCCTAATTGAGGTAAACAATCATGCCAAGCACTTTGCTTTCCGATGTAATCGTACCCGAGGTTTACGCCGACTATGAGGCTGAAAACAGCCCGGAAAAGACTGCCTTTTTCGAGTCCGGCGTGGCCGTCCGTAACCCCATGCTGGACCAGAAAGCCAACTCTGGCGGCGAAATGTTGAATGTGCCGTTCTGGAAGGATCTGGACGCCAGCGTGGAACCCAACTACAGCACCGACAACCCCGCTGACGAGGCTGCGCCGCAGAAGGTGGTAGCAGGCAAGCAGGTTGCCCGTATGGCCTACCTGAACCAGGGCTACAGTTCTGCCGACCTGTCTGGCGAGATCGCTGGTTCCGATCCTATCCAGCGCGTGCGCAACCGCTTTGGCACCTACTGGATGCGCCAGTGGCAGCGCCGTCTGATTCCGGCCCTGAACGGCGTTCTTGCGGACAACGTGGCCAACGATGGCGGCGATATGGTGGAAGACATTGCCATCGAGGACGGCAACAATGCTGCCGAGACCAACCTGTTCAGCCGTACCGCCTTCACTGGCGCCGCCTTCACCCTGGGCGACATGTTCGAGTCCACCTCTGCCATTGCGGTCCACTCTGTGGTCTACAAGCGGATGGTGGATAACAACGATGTCGAGTTCATCCCGGACTCCCAGGGCAATCTGACTATCCCGACCTTCTTGGGCCGTCGCGTGATCGTGGATGACGGCATGCCGGTAGTTGCCGGCGGCACCAGTGGTTTCAAATACACCTCTGTGCTGTTTGGTGAGGGCGCAGTGGGTTATGGCGACGGGATTCCGAAGGTTCCTGTTGAGCTGCAGCGCGAAGCCAACCAGGGTAACGGTGGTGGCGTCGAAACTCTGTGGGAGCGCAAATCCTGGCTGATCCATCCGTTCGGTTTCGCTTGGCAGGAAGCGTCCGTAGCTGGCGAAAGTCCGACCTGGGCAGAACTGGCAACGGCGGCCAACTGGAATCGCGTGGTTGATCGCAAAAACGTTCCTCTGGCCTTCCTGACCACCAACGGTTAAGACCGTGCCGGGGCTTCGGCCCCGGTTTTCTGGAGATCGACATGTCACAACCGACATTGAAAGAAATGCTGGCCAGTGCTCGCCATATCGACAACCGCATTCGCCAGCAGAAAGCCGCCAGGCAGAAGGGCGGCAATGCGCCTACCTCTCCGGCCAATCCCGATGCCGTAGGCAAAAAGACCTACTGGAAGAATGCCGACACCGGCGAAGTTGGCATCACAGAAAAGGGCGGCGTGCTGCCGGAAGGTGCTGAAACCATCACCAAGAAAGAGCACGACGAAGCCGCCGGGCAGAAGGGACAGTAATGACCGCCTATATCACCACCGCAGACGTTGACGCGACCCTGGGCGCTGGATGGGAAGGCACAGGCGACAAGGACCGTGCCGTGCTGGAGGCCAATGCCTGGATGACGGCGCGGGGCGTCGTGGCTGGTGATCCGGTGGAGGATGACATTGTGATGGCTGGATCGTTGCTGGCACAGGAAGCGGCCAACGGTCGGCTTTATGCCGATTCTGAGGGCGCACTGAAGCGCAAGCGCGTGAAGGCCGACACGGTGGAATCCGAGAAGGAGTACCAAGACGGGAGCCGGGCCACGTCCGGCGCCCTGTCCCTTATTTATGACCTGCTGGGGCCGTTTATCCCGGCAGGTAGCAGCGGCAACCAGTTTGCCGTGCGGAGAGCCTGATGGGGCTGCGTGACGAACTACAAGCCGACATTGCCGAGGCCTTTGATGATGCTGATGGCCTGGCCGATGCCGTCCGGGCCTTCACCCTGACGCGGGTTACCGGCTCCGATTACGACCCGATCACAGGGGATGAGACCCAGACAACCGATAACTTTGATAGCCGTGGAGTATTTGGCGGCTTCAAGACTGAGCAGGTGGATGATCAGCACATCCTGGCAACTGATGAAAAGCTGACAGTACTCCAGAGCGAGCTTGGCACCACCCCAGAGATCGGAGACGACATTGCCAGCAAGCGGGTGATGAATGTTTGGCAGGATCCAGCGAAAGCCACCTGGACCATCCAGCTGAGGGACGCATGAGCTTTCTGACTGAAGTCACTGGCTTTGTAGAAAGGGCATCTGAGGCTCTGAACAAGACCGCGACAGAAGTAGAAATTGAGGTCATGACCCTGGTGATTATCCGGTCCCCGGTCGATAAGGGCAGGTTCCGTGGTAACTGGCAAACCAGTGTCGGCTCTGCGGTCACCGGTGAAATTGACCGTCTCGGTGCACAACCCTCAATCGAGGAAATGCAGTCAGTGGTCAGGGATCTCAAGGGTGGGCGGGTGTCTTTCATCTCCAATAACCTGCCGTATGGTCACCGCCTTGAGTTTGAAGGCTGGTCCGACCAGGCGCCGCACGGGATGGTGCGCCGGACTGTATCCGAGTACCAGAAAATCGTTCAAAACGCTGCGAGGAAGAACCGCATATGAGATTCCTCGACATCCGTAATGCCCTGGTCCTGAGCTGGCTTGATGGCGATTTCGGTCTGAATACAGCGTACCCGAACAAGAAGCACGACCCGGGGACTGAACCCTGGGCGAAGCTGTTCGTTGTCCCGGCCCGGCCCGGCGTATCGACCCTGGGCGACGAGGGCATGGATCGACATGACGGATTCATGCAGATCGACCTGAACCATCCCCTCAATTCGGGTGATCAGGAGGCGATTGCCTTGGCTGATCAGATTGCCCGCCGCTACAAAGCGGGCCAGCGCTTTGATGCCCCGGCGCTGAGTGAAACCCTGAGCCTTGATTTCGTTGCTCAGGAATACCTGGTCTGGGATCCGCTGAAAGTACTGATTCGGTCCTGCGGCTACGAACAGCCGCGCCGGGTAGAGAACTGGTCCCGAACGACAATGACGATCTATTACAGCGCCTGGGTTAGCCGGGCAATCGCTTAACCCCCGAAAAACTACAACCCCAAGGCCCGCCAATGTGCGGGCTTTTTTTATGTCCCGACTGGAGGTTCCCTATGGGCTGCCCTGCAAATGGCTCTCGCCACTCTATGGCCCTGGTGGCCGAATCTGTTGCCGGTACCACACCAGCAACTCCCGTATTTACGCCGATCCGGCAGACCGGTACCACGCTGGCTCTGACCAAGGAGACCATCCAGTCTCAGGAACTGCGCCCTGATCGGCAGATCGCTGACATGCGCCATGGCAACAAGCAGGTCGGTGGCGACATCAACTGTGAGCTCTCCTATGGCGGCGCCTTCGACACCATGCTGGAGGCGGTGCTTTGCGGCACCTGGGAGGTAGATACCCCTACTGCAGGCACCGATGAGCTGAAAGCTGGCGTTGTCCGCCGGCCCTTCACCATCGAACGCCACTTTGCCGATATTGGCCAGTACCTGCGCTACAAGGGCTGCGAATTCAACACCTGGAACCTGACGGTATCGCCGAACGCGATTATCACCAGCAACTTCGGGCTGATTGGTCGCTCCATGGATGCTCCGGCCCAGACCGCTATCGCCGGTGCCACTTATGACCCGGGGACCACATCCAGCCCGTTCGACAGTTTCTCCGGAACCATCGAGGAGGGCGGTTCGGCCATCGCCATCATCACCGAACTGTCTCTGACCCTGGAAAACGGCTTGAGTGCTCTGTTTACAGTCGGTTCTGACACTGCCGCCTGCCTGAGCATTGCCCGGTCCAACCTTTCCGGCTCCGTCACTGCCTGGTTCGAATCCGAGGCGCTCTACGAGAAGTTCCTCAACGAGACTGAATCCAGCCTGGAATTCACCCTGAGTGATGGCACCAACGCCTACGCTTTCACACTGCCGCGCATCAAGTACAACAGCGGCCAGCCGGACGTGAGCGGCGAAGGCGAGGTGACCATTTCTCTGGACATCATGGCCCTCTTTGATGAAACCGAGGAGAGCCAAATCGTAATCACCAAAGGTGCCGCGTAATGGTAGGGATGGATGCGTTTTTCACCCGGGATAAGGCGAACGAGGGCATCAAGGTGCCCTTGCGCACCCCGGAAGGGGAGAAGACCGAACACTATCTGGTGATCCGGTCTCAATGGTCTGACAGTTTCCAGAAGGCAAAATCCGAGGCATACCGGGCGGATCTGGCCGCTATTGCCGGCCAGGAGGAAGTAAAGCCGGAGGATCGCACCGTGATCCTGACTGCCGCACTGGTGGGTGACTGGTCGTTTGAAGAGGAGTGCACCCCCGAAAACGTGCAGAAGCTTCTGCGTGAGGCGCCCCAGCTGCGGGACATGATCGACCGGTACGCCTCCAACGATGCCCGTTTTTTCACGAAACCGTCCAGCGACTCTACGACTGGGCGGAAGGGCAAATAGCCCTAGATCTACCTGACCCCAAGACCGGAACCAGCCAGCGCCAGCGACTGGAGCAGGTCTGGAAGCAAACCGGCAAGAAACCCAAGAGCCTGAAGATTGAGTCGCCCCCGGAAGGTATGGAGTACCTCTGGGGGTGGTTCTGTCAGCTGGGCGATTGCACCTATACCGAGATCCACCATTGGGCAGCACTGAAGCAAATCCATCTTCTTCCCTGGGAGGTGGACGTGTTGCGCCGTCTGGACCAACTCAGAGCGAAGGCCTGGCATGACAGAAACAGCGCGTCTCGTACTGGCGGTTGATAGCACAGACATTCAAAGCGGCCAGCGCCACCTTGATAGTTTAGGGCGTCAGGCTGAGCAGACCGAAGGCAAGGTAACTCGCGCCACTGATCAGATGTCCGGCGGCTTGAAGCTGCTTGGCGCCGCGCTGGCCACGGTCGCCACTTCTCAGTTTTTCCGTTCCATCCTTCAGGGAACAGCCAGCTTCGAGCAGGGCATGAAAAACGTGGGCGCTGTATCGAGCGCCACGACAGAAGAGCTTGATCAGTTGAGCGAATCCGCGCTAAGAGCTGCTGCTTCCACCAGATTCAACCCCGCGCAAACCACCGAAGCCCTCTATGCACTTGCATCCAGTGGCCAGAGCGCCACCGAACAGATGGCCTCGCTGGATAACGTCTTGAACCTGGCCGAAGCTGGTCAGGCAGAGCTGGGGCGAGCCACTGAGCTGGTAACCTCCACCCTGAATCAGTTCGAGCTGGCTGCTTCTGATTCCGGCCGCGTTGTTGATGTTTACACTGCATCAATTGGCGCCAGTGCCCTGAACGTAGATCGTTTGCAGGTCGCCATGCGTAATGCTGGGCCGACAGCGGCGGCATTGGGGCAGTCCCTTGAGGGCACTACTGCCACCCTTGGCTTGCTGACCACTGCATTCGGTAATGGCGAGCGTGCAGGTACCGGCCTTCGAGCCATCCTCAATGAGCTGCCGGATCAGGCTGATGATCTTGGCATCTCTGTCCGCAATTCTGCGGGCGAATTCCGGCCCCTTGTCGATATTATTGCTGACCTTGAAGCCAACGGTGTAACGGCTAGCCGTGCGGTTGCCATGTTCGGCGCAGAGGCAGGCCCCGCGCTTGCTGCTCTTCTGAGCAATGGCTCCAGCGCATTGCGCGACATGGAATCGCGGCTGCAATCGACAGGGCAAGCTGCAGAGACTGCGGCGGCCCAGTTGGACACCCTGCAGGGTGATATTGATTCGTTCTTCAGTGCTGTAGACGTTGCCCTGATTGGCATTGGCGACTCTCAAGCAGGACTGATGCGCTCAGCCACACAGACAGCTACCGACCTGGTGCGCTTGTGGTCTGGGTACGGTGACACCCTGGGTGAGGCTCAAGAGAGCACAGAGCAGCTGTCTGCCGTGATTGAGGGACTGGCGGTTCTGGTAGCTGGGCGCGCCACGGCGGCGGTGGCTTCCTATGCGGCAGCCAAAGGCCGCTCAGTTTTGGCTTCCATTGAGGACGCGAAAGCTGAGGCCGTAGCCACGGCCGCGATCGCGCGCCGAACTGAAGCAGAGCTGATTGCTTCCCGGACCATCCAGCAGCGAGCCCTTGCGGACGCCAAGGCCACGGCAGGCACCAATGCCCACGCCTTCGCCATGGACAACCTGACCAAGGCGACGGCCAGAGCCTCATCCGCCCAGGCTGCGCATACTGCTGCCGCAAATGCAGCTGCCGCTGCATCTAGCCGGGCCAGTGTTGCTGCCCGGGCAGCATCGGGCGCCATGGGGCTGCTGGGTGGCCCGGTAGGGGTGGTGACAACGGCTGTGCTTGCCCTGGGCTACTTTGCCACCAGTGCAGGAGAAGCCGAGGAAAAAGCCGTTGATCTGGATTCCGAGATCGACAAGCTGGCTGGCTCCTTCGAGCGACTGACATCAGCGCAGGCCAAGAAGAAGCTGATGGATCTGGAGCAGCCGTTTGAGGACCTGCAAGACGAGGCGATCCGGCTTTACAACAGCATCCAGAGCTACCAGCTGCTGCTTGATCGGAACCCGGAAGACCGAAGCGCAGACAACTGGAAAAGGCGCCTGATCGAACTGCGTGCGGAGCTGGATACCGTTCAGCAGAAAGCAGAGGACTACCGGTCTACATTCTCTCGCTTGTTCGAAATCGCTGAAGGTGGCCCATCCAGTCGGCCCAGCGAAGATAAGCCGGCTGGGAATAGCGGTGGCGGAAACGAAGCTGCCAAGACCATCCAGAAGCGTATCGAAGCACTGCGCCTGGAAGCGGAAACCCTGGGCATGACCGCCACGCAGGCGGATCTCTACAAGCTGAAGATTGATGGGGCCACACAGAGTCAGCTGCGCGCTGCCGAACAGGCATACGCGACCATTGACGCCTACGACGCCGAAAGGGAGGCGATAGAGCGGAATCTGGAGTCACGCAGGGCCGCCGCTGAGATTGTTGCCGAGATGGAGGCAGAGAGGCAAAAGAAAATTGATGGTGGAGAGCAGCTACTTGAGCAATACGCTACAGAGGAAGAGCTGCTTAATCTTCATCATCAAAACCGACTAGAAATTCTTGAGGCCGCCCGCGCTGCTGACTATGAGAATAAGGCCAAGTGGGATGCTGCCATCATGGACGAAGAGGAGAACCACGAGAAAAGTCTGACTGCTATGAAGAGGGCTGAGTGGGATAGCCGAGTATCAATTACGAGCGGTTACCTTGGGATGCTCTCAGGCCTTATGTCTAGCGAAAATCGCAAGATGTTCGAGATCGGCAAGGCCGCGGCTATTGCACAGGCTACAGTAGACACGATTGCTGGTTCTGTTCGAGCCTTTAAAGACCTTCCTTACTGGGCGGCTATCCCCGCATCCGCGGCGCTGCTGCTAACCGGCTTTGCCCGCGTTAGCGCCATCAAATCTACGACTTTCGGGGGCGGAGGTGGATCTGTAGGCGGGGGCCCCGGAATCACTGGGGGCGTTCAGACGGTACCGGCTGCGCCTGCACCTGTTCAGCTTGACGGGTCAGGCGGCGGCGGAGGAAGCGGGGTAAACATCTACTTCCAGGGCGACGTGAACGGCCTGGATGAGGATAGTCTCACTCAAGCCTTGGTTGGCAAGCTGGGCGAACAGATAAACGATCTTGATTATGTGCTGATCAACAAGACCAGCCGCCAAGGTCGGGAGCTTTCCGGTAAATGACCAGGGGAAGCGGCCAAGTGGACGGGCAAGTCTTGGTGAAATAGGATTTGAGGTCCACAAGGGGAAGGAAACCAATATGACTGCAAAGATCTGCAAGGCGGCTATGGTGCCTATTTTTCTGTTGGCCGCCTACGGGTGTGCTACTACCGCGGAAAATACTGAGCCACCAGTTATTCAGAAGGTAGAAGAGCCGAAGCCGGCCAATAAGCCAGCAGAGAGGCTTCCAATAACTGAAAAGAGAGCAGCTGAAGCCATGGAGGCTGCCAAGAATGGCCTTAAAGACCCGGATAGCGCCAAATTCCGCAACCTGTATGAGGTTGCAGGAATGAAAGATGACAGCGGAAATCATGCTGTTTGTGGCGAGGTTAATGCAAAGAACTCGTATGGCGGCTATGTGGGCTATCGAAGGTTTATGCAGCTTGCTGGCGGCAAGGCTGTCGTCGAGAGCACCAGAGATTCCTTCAATTTGAAGGTAATACGAATGGCTTGCGACTGATAAAGCCGCACCAAACACCAGAACCCGCTTCGGCGGGTTTTTTTATGTCCGGCGTTTGGTGCGCAGCACCATATTCCCGGATTCAATGTCGGCCAGAATTTGACGCAAGGCACGCTCTACGGACTCGGCCTTGGGGTCTTGGGTTTCAGGGCTGGCATCAGCTGCAAGGCTCTCATCCAGCCTGGCAATTATCTCCCCGGTTACTGAGCGCCGGTTCGCGTGAGCGGCCTGGGCAAGCTTGTGCTTGAGGTCCATTGGTAGCCGTAAATTGAACTGAGTGTCTTCCTGAGCCATCTGTTGCACCGTAGGTATACATTTAATGTGCAACTCTGACACAAAAAGCACTTGATATGAATGTGCCATAAATGTACATTGAATGAACATTAAATGCACACGGCAGGGAAGATGATGAAAAAAGACACCCAGTTCAACTTGCGCATCCCAACGGATCTGCTGGACACGGTAAGAGAGACGTCCAAAAAGAACCGCCGCAGCGCGACCGCTGAGTTTATTACATTGGTAGAGGAGGGCCTAAAATGGCGCAAGCAGAGAGAGCAGGCAGAGGCCTGAAAGAGAGAAGCCCCGAGTGCAGCAACACCCAGGGCTTCGGAGCAAACGTCAAATCTGAAGGAAGTGACATGACCTATATTAGCGAATCCCAAACCAGTGATCAATCTATCCGCGCTGCGGCGCGTGGCGTGAAGTACAGCCGGGCTAAAACCCCATACTGGCGGTTGCCTTACATGAACACCAAGGACAAGGGCGGCCAGCGGTGCTGGGACATGCCAATGTCTGGCGGTTACTGCGGCGGCAATGCGGCTGGCAAGAACGCCGCCCACATGCTGCTCAAGGCTTACCGGGACGACGATGGCCCACTGGGGCCGCTCGGGCAGATTGCTGCCTCAATGTGCGCAAAGATGGCGGAACAGGGAGTGCTGGAAGGCTTCAACTCCATCGAATGGAGCGAAAGAAGCTACGAACAGGACTCTATCTGCGGCCAATTTGTCGGTTTCTTTAACTGCTTGGATGGGTGGCTCAAGGCGTCAGCCAAAAACCTTGGCGCCAATTTGGACGCCATCCCGGAGGCAGAGCTTGTCGCACGTCTCCGCAATGCCCTGATGATTGATGAAGATGCGTACATTCGCGCACTGGAGGAAGCAGCATGAACCAGTTAGTAGCCACCAATGAAGCAGGCGATGCCGTAACCACCTCTCTGGCCATTGCCGAAGGTGTGGGCAATCCGCACTCGTCCGTCATCAAGCTTATCCGTCAGAACACCAGTGATCTGGAGGAGTTCGGCAATATTGGATTTGAAATCCAGAATTCAAAATCCGGGGCCGGGCGGCCTACCGAATTCGCCATCCTCAATGAGCAGCACGCCACCTTGCTCCTGACTTACATGCGCAACAATGACGTAGTTCGGGAATTCAAAAAGCGGCTGGTCCGGGCCTTCTTTGACCTGCACCAGAAGCAGAAGGTGCCGGATATGGCGAATCTTAGCCGCTTGGACATTCTCGCCATGGCCATGGAGGCGGAGCAGGGCCGCATTGCGCTGGAATCCAAATTGCAGTCGGTTGCGCCGAAGGTGGCCTTTTATGACCAGGTCACCAAGGCGGATGACTCTATCTCTGTCGCACAGGCCGCCAAGACAATTGGCACCGGGCGAACGCGCCTTTTTGCTTTCATGCGCCAAATTGGCTGGGTGACCCGCTATAGAGAGCCATACCAAGCCAAAATCGAGCAGGGTTATCTGGATGTGAAACTGGGTAGCTGGAATCACCCAGACCACGGACTCCAGCAATCAGTGACCACACTGGTGACCGGCAAGGGGCTGACCAAGCTCCAAGAGCTTTGGGAGCGCCGGAGAGAAATTCGAGCAGTTGACTAAATGAGCGCAATTTTGCGCCCATTGGAATGAAACACGGCCCTTCGGGGCCTTTTTTTATGCCTGGAGAAAGCATGGCGGTAATCATCTACACGGCAAAGCGAGGGGTCACTTCGGGCCACACTGCCGGTGAGACTTATGAGCTGGAAGTCGGCATTGAGGGCGTTTCGCCGACCTTCAACCGTGAGGAAAACACGCTCACCACGCTGAATGGTAAGGAATTCACCACGTTTTACCGGATTGAAGAGCGAGACAGCTTCACCACGGTGGCGATTGATGATGTGGGGCTTCTAGCCGAAATGCGTGAGTTTGTGCTTTCTGTGGCCGCTGGCGAGCTATTCAGTGTGGACCTCATGGGAGCCCCTGGCGCTCCTGTTGACCCGGTGACATACAAGCTCCGCGGTAACCCCAGCAAGCGCCTGATCAATTCGGCTGGTTTCTACTCCTACTCTTGGCAAGTGAAGGTCTTCGATGAGAACGCATAACAGCGCCTTTGGCTCTCTGAACACAGAAGCTGTCCGGGAACCGCGTTTCGTTATTGAGTTCGACTTCGGGGGAGAGGATTACCACTACTTCACCAGCCACCCGATTGACGGTCTTGCAGGCGCCAATGTGACCGATGGGGTGCTGACCCGGGTGGACAGCACCAGCCAGAAGCTTGATCCGGATAAGGCCAACAGCAAGATCGGCTCCATGACGATCCGCATTGCTGATGAAGGGCTGACTGAGCTGCAGCAGGCGAAGTTGAACGATGACAAAGGCCTGCGGAACAAGCGGGTTCGATATTACGCCGGCTTTGCTGAGCTGTCCTGGTCATCATTCACCCTGGTGCAAACCCAGCTGATCCAGGGTGCCTCCTACAAAGAGCAGGAATACACCTTCAAGTGCGCTGACATTCAGCGCCAGATGCGTGATGACATATTTGTCCTGAAGGAAACCACGCTCAGCGCCTCGCTGGCTGCTGACGCCACGGAGATTGAGGTTTACTCCGTGAACGGCCTGAAGCTGGTGAAACAGCCTGTTAGCCCGTCTGGCCGCACCCTGGCCAGCGGGAAAAGAATCTGCTTGGTGCGCCTTGAAGGAGAAAACGACGCCTTTGAAATCGCCATGGCGGAGGAGATTGACGAAAGCACCAACACCCTGAAGCAGGTCACCAGGGGCGTTCTGGGCACCACGCCATTGGCCATTGAGGTAGACCCGGATGAGAAGCGCGACAATGCGCCGAAAGTCACGGAATACGTTTATCTGGACATGCCGGCACCGATGCTGGCCTATGCCCTGCTGACAGGCTCAATTTACGGCTACCCGGGAGAATACCTGCCAGATCATTGGCACATGGGGGTTGGGCCTGAATTCATTCGAACATCTGAATACGTGAATATCGGCGCCGACCTTTGGGATCTTGATGATTTTGATGCGGGTCTCTCTGTTCAGCTTTCCGGGTTGGAGAAGGAGAGCGGTAAGAAATTCGTAGAAGAGCAGGTCTTCCGGCTGATGGGTTGCTATCCGCCGATCTACTCCGACGGTCAAATTGGCCTTCGTCGCATGACCCTTATCCCTTCTCAAAGTGGATACTCCCGGGTTCTTAACGAAGGGAATGTGCTTAAAGCAGCAACTCTTGAGCACGACATGGGCGGGATGATCAATGACATCCTCGTCTTTTGGAACTGGAATCAGCGAAAGGAGGATTTCACCCGGGTAAACCGGCTGCTGGACTCCGGCTCCATCGAGCGAAATGGCCAGTCCGAAACGCTGGAAATCGAGTTTCGGGGTCTTACAGCGGAGCGGCACACCTATACCACCATCAAGAACATCCTCGACAGCCTGCGCGATCGCTACGCTGGCCCGCCTTTGCGCACTTCCCTTGAGCTTTCCCCTGAGAACAACGACCTGGAAGTGGGCGATATTGTCCGGGTGAACCTGGCCGGGGTTAAGGACTACAGCACCGACCAGGTGGATGTGACGCTGAATCGGAATTTCGAGGTCCAGCAGGTCAAGGTGGACTGGCAGACGGGCAAGGTCACCGTGGACCTGTTCGGGTCCAGCCAGCGGGCCAGTGAATTGCCGGTTGATGAGTTTGGCTCTGCGCTCCCGTTGAGCTGGTACCAGAGCGAAGGTACTGAGATCAGCGCGGCCAACTTCCCGGGTGCTGTCCTTGAGGAGGCCGGTGGCCGGCGCATCACATCAAACATCACTCTGGATGGGCATGCGTCAATTTCAGACGCCGCCGCCATCTATTGGTGCCCTGAAGATCTGACCATTGATGGTGGCGTAGTTGTCACGGTCACCGAGAACGTCCAGATTCGTGTTGCTGGTTACTTCCAGAACAACGGGAAAATCGATGGCAGAGGAAATGGTCAGCCTGGTGGGCAAGGGCTGGACCAGATAACCACAGACCCCACCTATTCGATCCGATATGCCAAGTGGGAGAACGAAAACCGTGGCTTGCCGGGCTATCTGCGTGCCGAATCCATGCCCCAGCCAGATTCCAATATCTTCAAACAAAATGGCCTGCAATGGGTTTATTCCTCTGGATACTATCGGTTTGAATCTGGCGGTCAGCCAGTAGAGCTGGAGGGCTCTTTCCCTGAGTTAGAGCCGGTTGGCGGGCAAGTTATAAGCGCGGCGCGTGCCGGCCTTGAGGTATCAGATGGGAGTCTCCGAGGCCTGCCGGCTTATCTATGGGGCAGCAGTGGTCATGGGGGGGGATTTGTAGCCAAAACCCCCACATTCCAAGACCTCACCTTCCTTGGG